GTGCGCAACCTGTCCGATGTCGAGCTCGAAGACACAGCTGCCGACCGTGCAGCTGCAGCCGAGCTCGCCGAGCGTGAGCGGGTGCTAGCTGAGGCACTGGCGCTCGTCGAGGCAGGACATCGCTGGGACACCTACCGCTGACGAGCTCGCAGGCCTAACCTGCAGACACGAGAACACCCGACCCGCAAAGTTCGTCACCCTCGGAGATCCAAGCCGAGCACCACGAACGCAAAGGGCGAAACCTCCTCGATCCGTAGCCAATACGAATCTGAGGGAGGCGTTCCCGTGGGTGACGTCATGACCGAGCGGCTGCTGCACGAGCGGGCGCAGAACGAGGCGAAGATCGCGAGCCTGAAGGCTGTCGCGGTCGACCAGAATCGCGACCTGTCCGCTGTCGACGTCGAGTCGCTTAAGGCATACAGCGAGCGAATCAAGACGATCGACGGTCAGCTCGAAGTGACCGTGCTGAACAACGAAATGGCCGCGACCATTCAGGAGCGCATCGCGCTGGTGAACGGTCCCGCAGCTGTCGTCGGACACCAGTACCGCAGCGCAGGCGAGATCCTGTGGGACGCGATGCACCCGAACGACAGCGACGCACGAGCTCGGTATGAGAATGTGCAGCGCCGAGCTGCACAGCACATGGGAACCGACGCCGCCGTGACGACCGCTGTCGCTGGTGGTTTCGGTGGGCTGACCGTCACTGGTCCTGTCGGTCCCGTGATCGACCTGAACCCCAAGGGTCGGCCGTGGCTTTCGGCGATCGGCGTGCAGGACGCGCCGAACGCTTTCTCGTTCATGCGTCCCCGGATCATCGACCCCGATTTCGCCACAGCTGCACAGCCGCAGGCGCTCGAAAAGCAGGAGCTCGCCAGCAAGAAGTTCGACGTCGGCGCTGACACCCTGCGACTGACCACGGTCGGCAACTACCTGAACCTGTCGCGTCAGGCTGAGGATTTCATTCCGCAGGCGCTGAACATCGTGACGAACCAGCTGCTGGCTCGTCTGGCATTCGCTGAGGAAAAGGCGCTCGCGACCGAGGCGGCGCTGACCGCATCGAAGGTCACGCTGGCGGCAGACGGCGACGGCGCAGCTGTTCGAGCTGCAATCTTCGACGCAGCTGCGCTCGTCTACGACCAGACGGGACAGCTGCCACAGTGGATCGCGATGGGTCCGGCTGGCTGGGCTCGGCTGGGTGCGCTCGTCGACCTGGCGAACCGTCCGCTGTTCCCGTTCACCGCACCCTCGAACCCTCTCGGTCAGGCATCGCCGAGCACGTTCACGATCGCCGGTCTCGGCCTCGAAGGAATCGTCACGCCAGGGATCACCGATGGTTCCTACTACGTCGGGAACAGCCTCGGAATCGAAGCGTATGAGCACCGCTACCCCGTGCTGGACGCCGTCGAGCCGTCGCTGCTCGGTCGTCAGATCGCCGTCGCTGCCTCGATCGTCATTCACCGTCCGACGACGCTCGAATCGCCGGACAACGGCGTGACGCCTGGACAGGGAAACGGCGTCGTCAAGATCGCGCCGTGACCATGACCACCTACTGGGACGAGAGCTACCCGCCGAGCGTCCTGCACCCTGCCCCGCCGCCGCCGCCGACCGGCGCGACGGCGGGAACCCCTGGTGCCTGGACGCCGCCAGGGTCGACAGAGCCGAGCTCGGTCGCAGAGGCGAACGCGCTCGGCCTGGCGCTCGGCGCTGCCTGGACCGAGGGTCAGTACGTCGTGCTGGCGAACGCGTCGAGCACGCACGCTTACTGGGACGGGACGCATTTCGTCGGCGGCGAGGCACCCGCACCAGCTGCACCCCCGGAGCTCGCGCCTGATGAGACGTCGCAGGACGTGAGCGACCTGTGACGACGTCGACGCCTGGATACGAGGTTCCCGTGTGGGGGAACCCCGTAACGATCGCCGCAGCTGCGCTGGCGATCCTCGACCTGCCCGTAGGAGATCCCGCTACGCCGCAGGTCGAGCAGGCGGCGACCGTCGCGCTGTACCTGGTCGACGGCTACCTCGGCGCACCTGAGCCGAGCTGGCCTGATCCCACGACCGCACCAGCCCCCGTGACCGAGGCGACCGTGCTCGTGACCGTCGAGCTGTTCCGCAGGAAGGACGCCACGTTCGGCGTGCTGAACACCTGGTCGTCAGCCGATTTCGGTCCCGTGCGCGTCTCGACCGACTGGCTGAAAGGCGTCGAGTCGCTGCTGCACCCGTACATGCGTGACAGCTACGGGGTCGGCTGATGGGACTCGCTGCAGCTGTCGACGGCGTGCTCGCCACGTTCCGAGCTGTCGAGCTGCCGGACGGCTCGCAACTGCGCGCGTTCGACGACTCAGCTCAGATCACGCCGCCGTGCGTGTGGCTGCCTGTCCCGAGCATCGAATTCCAGTATTCGAAGCGCGTGCTGTCCGTCACCTGGCAGGCCTTTATCGTCGCGCCGCCGAGCTCGACTAAGTCGGTCACGCCGACCCTGTCGCAGCTCGTCGACGCAGTCAGCGGACTGTTCGCCTTTACCGACGGTTCGCCACAGCTGCTCACGCTGCAAGGCGGCGGTCAACCAGTACCGAGCTACCGGATCACCTGGCTAGCGAGAATCCCGATCGGAGCATAGAAATGCCAACCACTACAGACGGAACCGGAACGCTCGGACCTGGCTCACTGACCATCGGCGAGACGGCGACCCTGATCGACGTTTCGTGCCTGGTGAACAACGCAGCGATCGAGCCTGACGTGTCCGAGGGTGACACCAAGACGATGCTGTGCGGCACGACAAAGCGCTCGGCCGACACGATCGACTGGGCAATCTCTGGGAACGTCGACGTCGACGCTGGGCAGGCAGCTGGTCTGTTCGCGCTGACGTGGCAGCACGCTGGCGAAATCGTGCCGTTCGTGTTCACCCCCTCGACCCTGGTCGGCACGACCGTCACCGGATTCCTGAAGCTCGTTCCGCTGCGCCTCGGAGCTGACGATTTCGGGGAGTACCTGGACTCGGATTTCGAATTCCCCCTCGACAATTTCGACCCGACGACCGCCGTCGAATACGGCAGCGATGTGGTCGACCCTGGCGTCGCGGCAACCTCGACGAGTAAGTCGAAGACAGTCGCGGCGTAATGGCTCAGCCGACGGTTCAGGTCGACGGCGCACGCGAGCTGCGCCGCACCCTGAAGCGCGCGGATGACGACCTCGGCGATCTGAAGGATGCCAACCAGCGCGCAGGCCAGCTCGTGGCGAATGCCGCCAGTCAGCGCGCGCCACGTCGCACAGGCGCTCTGGCTGGCGTGATCCGCGCGAGCCGAGCTGCAGCGTCGGCGACGGTCAAGGCAGGCGGTGCGCGGGTGCCATATGCGGGGGTCATTCACTGGGGGTGGCCTGCACGCAACATCCAGGCGCAGCCGTTCCTATCCGACGCCGCGACGAGCACTGAGGCTCAGTGGCTGCCGATCTATGAATCCGATATCGACCGCATCGTTCACAGGATTCATGGAGCGTAATGGCAGCGCAGCTACACCTGAGAGTGAAGCTCGACGAGCGCGAGCCGTTCGTCGTCGCTACCCGAATCATCGACCACAACCTGTGGGACATCACGCGAGCTCGTCACAAGTGGCCGACGGCGCAGGAAGCGTCGATTACCTGGATGGGATTTATCGCGTGGGCTGCAGCCAAGCGCACGGGTGAGATCGACGGCATGACCTGGGAGCAATTCCTAGCGGCCTGCGAGTCCGTCGAAAACGCAGATGACGACGACGACGCAGCCGACGAGGCAACCCCTATCTAGCCGGGACATGGTCCCGGCTGATCTGCGAGCTCGCTGTCGCCACACACATCGCACCGCACCAGCTGTGGGAAGAGGACGAAGAAACGATCATGACGCTCGCCGACATCCTGAACAAGCACGCAGAGGCACAGCTGCGCGCCGCAAAGGGCAGGTGACATCGTGGCGGGCAAGACAGCGATCCTCTCGATTCAGATTCTGGCCGACGCGAGCAAGGCGCAGGACGGACTCGCTAAGGCCGAAAAGTCAAGCGGGAAATTCACATCCGGGATCAAGTCGGCGGCTCTGCCTGCAGCTGCAGCACTGGCCGGTCTGGGAGCTGCAGCGTTCGGAGCTGCGCAGGCCGCAGCTGAGGACGAGCAATCACAGGCGATCCTCGCCAAGACACTGAAGAACACGACCGGCGCGACCGACGCGCAGGTCGCCTCGGTCGAGGACTGGATCAGCAAGCAAAGCTCGGCGGCAGCTGTCGCCGACGACGAGCTGCGTCCCGCGCTGGCGACCCTCACCCGCGCGACCGGCGACGTCTCGCAGGCACAGGACGCAATGGGTCTCGCGCTCGATATCGCAGCGGCGACCGGGAAGGACGTCGAGAGCGTTTCGACCGCGCTCGCAAAGGGGTACGGCGGACAGACGGCGGGTCTGAAGAAGCTCGTCCCCGGTATCGACGCCGCGACGATCGCCTCTGGCGATATGGAAAAGATCAGCGCCGAAATGGCTAAGACAGTCGGCGGCTCGGCTGCAGCTGCAGCTGACACGTCAGCTGGCCGGATGAAGAACATGCAAATCCAGATGGACGAGGCGAAAGAGTCGATCGGCGGCGCGCTGCTGCCTGTGCTGTCGAAGTTCGCCAAGACTCTGCAGGGTGCTGCCGTCTGGATTCAGAAGAATTCCAAGCTGGTGCTGATCCTCGCTGGCGTGATCGGCACGCTCGCCGCAGCGATCATCGCTATCAACATCGGCATGACGGTCTACAACACGATTCAGTCGTTCATGGCGGCGAACGCTAAGCGCGCCGCAGCTGGACAGTGGGCACTGAACGCAGCTCTGCTCGCCAACCCTGTCGTCCTGATCGTGGTCGGCGTGATCGCGCTCGTCGCGGCGGTCGTGCTGCTGTGGAACAAGTGCGACGCGTTCCGCTCGTTCATCATCAAGATGTGGGACGCGGTCAGGGTCGCGACCGTCGCTGTCTGGAAGGCGATTCAGTCCGTCGTGAAGGTGGTCTGGGACGTCATCAGGAATGTCGTTAAGGGTGTCGTTAACGCGATCACCGCCTACATCAAGGCCTACCTGTCGGTCGTTCGCACAGTGTTCAACGCGATTAAGGCTGTCGTTAGCGCGGTCTGGGCAGCGATCAAGTCGGCGACGAAGAGCGTGTGGGAATGGATCGCCGCAAAGATCCGATGGGTGCGCGACGTCGTGCAAGCTGCGTTCGCCACGATCAAGAGCGTCGTCACTGGCGTCTGGACAGTGATCCGCGACTCAGCTCGCACCGTGTTCGACTGGATCGTCGACAAGGTGCGTTCGGTTCGCGACGTCATCCGCACCGTGTTCGACTCGATCAAGAGCACCGTCACTGGCGTCTGGGACAAGGTCAAGAGCGCAGCTCAGACGGCGCTCGGCGCGATCCTGAATCCCATCGACGCGATCGCCCGCGCGTTCGACAAGGTGGTTAGCGCGGTCAGGTCGGTTATCGACTGGATCGGTCGGCTGAAGGTTCCCGGCTGGCTCTCGAAGATCACAGGTCTAGTCGGCAAGGTGACCGGCGCGAGCGCGTCCGCCAGCTCGGCGAGCTCGACGTCGCAGCTCGCAGCTCGCAGCTCGTTCGCGGGACCGACGGCGACGAGCGGCCTGTCGGCTGCCGTCGGCAACAGCGGCGCAG